GGTAAGCCAGCACCTCTCTGTTTTTCCATGAAACCCAAAAAAACCAAGTCTCCCCCACAGCGGCCTGCCAAGGCCCACAAGCGCCAACCCCAGGCCGCGGGCAACCAGTCCGGCCGAAAGATACTCGCCGGTCCGCCCGCGCCCACCGAGGAGCAGCTCTACAGCGTCAACGCACTGTCGAAGCACACAGGACGCGACCGCCGCACTTTGGACAAGATTCTGGTCGGCGTCACGCCGGCGAAGGTATCAGGCGCGACGAAGTTATACCGGCTGTCCGACCTGCAGGCGACGATCGCCGCCAAGCCAGACAAGGCTCTGAAGGAGGACAAGCTCGCCGAAGAGATTCGCAAGCTCAAGCTCCGCAACGACCGCGAAGAGCGGAAGCTGATTCTACGCGCTGAGGTGACTGGAATCCTCACGAAAATCTACGGTGAGCTGACGAGCAAGCTCGATCAGAAACTGGAGATGGAATACCCCGCCATCCTGGTCGGCCTCGACATCCCTAATCTCCGTGTGAAGCTGAAACAGTTGAACGACGAGATTCGAGCGTTCCACCATTCCGCGATGCAAGCCTTCCCGGAGTGATCCGGCGTTCATGCGCCATGATTTCTCACCGCTCTTCGCCCAAAAGGACCGGCGCCCTATTCCAGCCTGGGCAAAGGACGGCGGGTTCTGCCTCACCAAGCCGCTGACGATTACCGGCTTTTTCGACTGTTCGATCTCTCGTCACTTCATCGCACCGCTTGAAGCTCTACAGAACGACGCAGTGCGGGAAGTCTCGATCCGTGCTCCGGTCCGCTCTGCAAAGACGCTGACCGGGGAAGCTTTTCTCGCTTGGTCGATTCAGAACGACCCCGGGGAGACAATCTGGTACTGCGAGAAGGACCCGCTTGCCGATCAGGAGTGGTCCCGCCTTGAGCGAATGCTCCTTGCCTCGCCAAAGGTTGCCTCGCTCCTTCCAAAGACCACACCACAGGGCAGCCGGCGGGACAAATCGACCGGTGCCGTTCGGCTCAGAAACGGCGTCACGCTTTTCTTCAACGGCCTCTCGCAGTCCAACATGCAGTTCAAGGGCTGCCGATACCTGGTTAATGACGAGTGCTGGGAGTGGGAGCAAGGGAAGCTGGACGAGGCTTACGGACGCATTGGCGATTACCTCAAGATGGGGATCTCAAAGGTTCTCAACATCTCCCAAGGCGGCGAAGACGGCAGCGACTGGGACCGAATCTACAAGCAGGGGGACTGCCAAGAGTGGGAAGTCGAGTGCCAAGGATGCCATCAACATTTCGCCCCGTTCTGGACGCTACGAGGCCCGGACGGATCCAAGCGTGGAATGCGATGGGACGAGCACAAGGACGAGAATGGCTTTTGGGTAATCGAGAAGTGCCTCGACTCCGCCCGCTACGAGTGCCCGGCGTGCGGCCACATCCACCAGGATAGCCGGCAGCTCAAGGAGGAATGGAACCGGACCGGCCGGTACAAGGCGACAAATCCAAACGCCAGGCCCGAGAAAAAGTCTTTTCACTGGACGGCCATTATTGATTTCCCTTGGCGAGAACTGCTCGACTTATTTTTGCAGGCAGCCAACGCGCTCAAGCTCGGAGAGTTCCGCGCAATGGTGAAGTTTTTCCAAAAGCGCATGGCGGAGAATCGAAGCCAGCGGAACATTTACGAGGTTCAGTTTGCGGCGACCCAGCTCGACTTTCAGCCCAAGGATAAGTGGGCCGATGAGCTTACCCGCATTCTCACGGTCGACGTCCAGGAGGATGTCATGTGGGGGCTTATTGCCGCCTGGTCCAAGAAAGGTGTGGCTCGCCGGCTATGGTTCGGGAAACTCTTCGGGTTCGCTGACATTGAAAAGCTCCGAACGGATTGGGGCATCATGCCGCGAATGGTCGCTCTCGACACCGGGCACAAAGCAAAGGGGGAGCGTGGAGTCTATGCGGCCATCGCCCGATACGGATGGACCGGGCTCAAAGGCACAGACGACAAGGTTTTCTCCCATGAGATCGACGGGAAGATGGTTCAGCATTCCTACTCGGAGATCGTCTACAAAGACCCAGAGATCGGAGTCGGGCCCGCCGCCGGCCGCCGCGCGCCGTTGATCCATTTCGCGTCCGACACGATGGCTGATCGCTTTGACGGCTTGGTCGCAACCGGCAGGTGGATTGAGCCGAAGAAAGACGATGACGCAAAGATGCGCGAGGAGTGGCACCGTCAGGTATCAGCCGAAGTCCGGAAGGAGTTTCGGGACCCCAAGACAAACCGAAGCTATTTCGCCCGGGTGCTGCTTCACCGGGACAATCACGGTTACGACGACGCCAAGATGCAGACCTGCATCGCCACAACCCTGGGGCTCATCGCCGATCCAGTCTGATTGACTTGGCGCGAATGGTGAATGGCCACGCGCCGGCTCAAAGGTTTATCCGCTCCTGAGTTATACGCCGCACGCCGGGAGCTTCAGCTCGAGCTTCTGACGGCGAAGCGTGTTGCTTCCATCGGCAGCGGAAGTGTCAACGTCAGCTTCACCAACATTTCAAGAATCGAGACCGGTATTGACGAGATCAACCGCGAGCTGGTCGCGATGGGTGAGGAGATAAATTCCGACGTTCTTCCGACCGAGTTTGTTGGAATCCACATGTCCTAACCATGGCAGTCGCCCCTTACCGCATTATCGAGAAGCGCAGCTCTCACGGGGCTACTAATAATCTGTACGAGGTAGCGACTCCGAACGGGGAGCGCAAAGACCCGCCAGATCTGCACCACGACACGCAGAAGAACGTGTCGGACTATGGCCGGCGGGCAATGGTAAACCTGTGCAAGAAGATGTTCGTCGACATTCCTGCACTCAAGGGGATGGTACTCGAGCAGGCAAACCTTTCGGTCTCGTCATTTCTCCCGCAGTGGTACGGCACGGACAAGACTTGGCGCAAGATGGCAGAGTCGTGGATCCAAGACGAATGGCTCAAGATTTGCGACGTCCGCGGAGAACCCTACGACGGAGACAGCTACCTCGATCTGCACGTCATTGGGGAGTTGAGAGATGGCGACTTTGCTACTCTGTTGACCGAGCGGTCCGGGGGATACCCAGCCCTGCAGATTATTCCAGTCCATCGGATACGGTCCAGGCTAGGAGTTAATCACACGGCGAGAGTGCGCCTGGTGGACGACCAGATGTGGGTTGACGGAATCATGATCGATACCGGTCGGCCTTACACCGTGCCGGCGCAGATCGAATGGGATGCCCCGCTGTGGGACGGCAAGATCATTGGGCCATACGGAGAGGCCATCGCCTATCGCGTCTGCTCTGACGAGACCTGGGATTACAGCGACTATCAGGACGTTTCAGCCCGCAACCTGATTCTCAGATTCACCCCGGAATGGTCAGATCAGCATCGCGGGTTCCCTCTCATTGCGTCCGGCGCGTGGGACTGGCAGGACGTTGGAGAGAGCCGCCGCTTCTCGCTCGCTGCGCAGAAGGTGGAGTCGGCAATCTACGCCTGGGAGACTAGCCCCAGCGGAGGTCCGAGCAGCGCGACGACTTATTTTCAGGAGGGGCTGTCCGGGAATGCGACCACGAAGACGCCAGCGACCCCGACGATTATCGAGCTAAAAGGGGGAATCCGATACGGCCAGAGCGGTGCCGGATCCAAGATCGAATTTCCATCCGGAAACCGTCCATCGCAGCAGTCTCAGGCGTACCAGCAGACCGTCATGCGAGACGCAATGGCAGGGGCGGAGTGGTCCTACATTTTCGGATGCGACCCAAGCTCAGCCGGAGGAGCTGGTCTGCGCATTGTCGTGGAGCGTATTAACCGCGTCCTGGACAAGCGCCGGAAGAGTCCAGCAAAAAGCTTCAAGCGGGTGATTGGCTACGCCATAAGTCGCGCCATCAAGCTTGGAATTTTGCCGCCGAATGATGAGTGGTGGCGCTGGGGATTCCAGGGCCAGAAGCAGATCACTGCGGACGCCAAGTACGATTCTGACGTAGCCCTCCAGGAAGTTCGGATGGGCATCAGCACGCGAAAGAAGCAGACCTCCGCGCGCGGTGACGATCCTGACTGGACGCGGGAGCAAAAGTATCAGGAGGCCGACGAGCTCCTAGAAGACGCTCAGAAGCTTTCCACTAAATACAAGCTCCCGATTCAGTCGACCCAGCTCTTGCTCTCGGACCTCTCGTCATCGTCGACCGTTTCGTCAGTCGCCCAGGCTGGCAACGGGTCAGACCTGGTGCCGCAAAACGACAAGCCGCAAGACCTGAAAAAAAATGAAAACCTGGTTTGAAGTCAAAGCCCTAGCCGAGCCGGACAGCCCGGTTGAAGCGTTCATTTACGACGAGATCGGAGGTTGGGGCATCAACGCGAAAGCCTTCATTGACGCCCTGCAACCGTTCAAAGCCCGCGCCATCACGCTTCGAATCAACAGCCCGGGAGGGAGCGTCTTCGACGCATACGCAATCTACAGCTATCTTCGGGGCCTGAACGTCACGACCAAGGTCGACGGAATGGCTGCCAGCATGGCCTCGATTGTCGCCCTCGCCGGGAAGACGGTCGAAATCGCAGAAAATGGTTTCTTCATGATTCACAACCCGGCTGGAATGGTTTGGGGCACCGCCGGCGAGATCGCGAGCTATGCCGAATTCGTAGCCAAGCTGGAGGCGACAATGGCTGACACCTACCAACGAGAAACCGGAGCCGACATGAAGCAAGTCAAGAAGTGGATGGACGAGGAGACCTGGTTCACTGCCGAGGAAGCCAAAGCCGCCGGACTCGTCGACGAGATCACGGACGCAGTCTCCCTCTCGGCAAAAATCGACACCGCGCGTTTTAAGAATCCCCCCAAGGCCCTGGCTCAACCGATTGACTCCGCGCCAAGGGAAGAAGCGGCAAAACCCGCAGCAACAAAACCACCAACGCAAATGGCTAACGAAAATCAAACCAGTCTGATTGATACTCTCAAAGCGTTGCTCGGGATCGGGCCTGCAAAGCCCGAGGCCGCGCCCGCCGCAACCACAACCGCCACCGCCAGCGCCCCGCCGGTCGACCCCGCCGCCGTCCTGGTTCAGGCGCAGGCCGACCTCGCCACCGCACGCCAGACGATTACCACTTTGCAGGCAGCCGCCGCCACACATGCCACCGCGATCGCCGCGAAGGACAAGGAGATCGCCGATACAAAGG